CCGCCAGCAGTTTCCAGATCGATAGTCTTACTAAATTCCGGTCCCATATCTCCGGTTTGCGGATCGAAAAATATTGCACCTATTGAGATGATCGGGGCATCAGGATTTTTTCCCATGGTTTCAAGGTCAATCATCAGATGGTGCCACAACCTGCTGGTGGATGTGATAACGTGATGACCGTTCACCGTAATTAAGGGATCTGCCGTCTCGCCAGTTTCATTATCGCTATTGTGATGCTGATTGCCGCCAGTGTTCTCCTTGTGTGGATGTTCAGCGCCTTCCATTTCCTCCGGATCATCTAACGGGATTTCATCGGTCATAATGGCAGATTGCGCTTCGCGTGATTGCTTAAGCCACCATTTAATGGTGTCCCGATCAATGACTCCGCCAGCAGTTTCCAGATCGATAGTCTTACTAAATTCCGGTCCCATATCTCCGGTTTGCGGATCGAAAAATATTGCATCTATTGAGATAATCGGGGCATCAGGATTTTTGCCCATTGTTTCAAGGTCAATCATCAGATGGTGCCAAAACCTGCTGGTGGATGTGATAACGTGATGACCGTTCACCGTAATTAAGGGATCTGCCGTCTCGCCAGTTTCACTATCGCTGGCGTGATCCTGAGCGCTGCCAGCATTCTCCTTGTGTGGATGTTCAGCGCCTTCCATTTCCTCCGGATCATCTTCCTGAACTTCAACCTGATACTCTTCATCGAATGTTTCCTGGTATGTTGCGTCGCCCATCACCGCGCCACAATCAGGGCAGTTGCCGCCGCCGGTCTGACCGCAGGCGGTGCAGATCTTTTCCGGTTCCTGTTGCACTACTGGTTCAGGTTGTTTCGTTTCTGGCTCGTTTTGTAACGCATTTTGGCTGTTTTGTTCCGCTTTTTGGTCGTACTGTTCCGTTTCTGACTGGTTCTGGTGCACAGAATCGCGGGTTTCAATCCCCTTTACCCATTTCGGATCATTCGGGTCGCTAATCCCTGCAACAAATTCTCCGCGAGAGGCAGCAAGCAACTTATCGGCGTCAGGCTGGCTGATACTGGCTGCCTGCATAATTTTGTTTACTTCGTCAGCGGTAACTTTTACCAGGTCTGGTTGTGCGGTCGTGTCAGATGCATCAGTATTTTGTTGTGAACCTGTGTATGTGCCGTTTTTGCGGGCAAAATATTCTTCTTTCGTGATTTCAGTTGCCCCGGCAGCCAGCGCCTTATCCAGACCAGAAAGTTTGTTTGCGCGACCGTATTTTTCGCCATCCTTGTCGGTGAAGAGGAAGTAGAACGGCCCCTCACGCTCTACAGATGGTTCGACTTCCACTTTGCATTCGGTTTTTTCGTTGTCCGGCATTGCCGTTTCCACTGCATCAGCTTCTGGTACTGGCGACGGGAGAGTATTAGTTGTGCTCTGATTTGTTCCTTCATCTTCAAACACGCCCTTTGTAGTCAGGTATTCAGTGATGTATTTGTTCAGCGCCACGGGATCTTTGTGAATGTCGATCGGACGTTCACGGACAAGGCCAAAAATAGTCTGACGGTCATAGCCAAGTGCTTCAGGCTGTTTGCGCATTGATGCCGAGATACGCTTCCAGTCTTCGCGGTCGTTGTCGATAACTTCATTTTTTGCCCAGCGATGGATGCTGCCGTCAATGTTTCCCGCATCCACATCACCGGGCCAGAGGGCGCAGGCCAGCTCATTGTCGAGAGTTTTCCATGTCTGTTTGTATTCGCGGCGAACGGCAACAGTGACAGCTCCGTTTTTTTCAGCAGCGTTTTCAGTGTTCTGTTGGTTTACTCTGGAACGGGCGAGATCAACAACAGACGTGTATTTTCCGGTTTCCTTGCGTTCACCTTCGCGGCGTTTTTTCCAGATGCGCATCTCTGCCTGAATTTCAGGCCATTTAGCGCCAGGCTCACATTTATGCTTAACCCACCCGATGGCATGCAGTTTAAGTTCAGGATACATGGAGTTAACTTCTGGCATTTTCATAAACGCTTCAACGATATGTCCGCCGAATGTTGCCATGTCTTCCTGTAGTAATTCCTGTGCGCTAATCACCATATCAACGGTGATGTTTTCGCATGTGTCGAATTTAACCAGGACTGCGTTCTGTACTTCAGGGGACAGCTTGTCAAAATTGACGTTCATCGGATCGGATTCAGGTTCGACCGGTACAAAGGAAGCTGACTCCTCATCCCAGCGATTTTCCTGCATATATTCGGTATCCCAGGAATCGAGGGCAGGGCGGGGTATGCCGGGTTTATCCTCGCAGACAATAAATTTATAAGCGCAGTCCTGAGCAGCCGGATAATGTTCCAGGAATTGCCAGTGAAATTTTGCTCGAGCACGGCGTTCGTCGCCAGCTTCAATGGCTGTGGCTACAGCCACAGCGCCTTCTTCCCTTGTTGCCAGTTCGTCAGGAATAGCGGCGCAAATAAAGACTTTACTCATTTTGTTTTAACCTCATTACAGATTTCAGGGTGAACGAATCCCTGCCATTGCTGGCATTTTTAATCCGTTGGTATGGCGTTAATATGGCTGGCGGGTTATCCAGCCGGTATTTCGTTATTCAGGTTCAGCGATACTTTTTTTAACGGGAGGCATTCACCGGGGATTTTTTGTTCGTCCCTTACCTGAATGCAGGATGACTTACTGTCATAAATTCCGGTAATCACATTTTGTGGCTCACCCGTTATAAGAAAAACGGTCATCACCAGTGCAAATGCTGAAGTCACTGCTGTTCTCCGATAATACCAAGTTCAAGAAGGGCAATTCTGGAAAGTATGGAATTATCATTGAGAAGATAAGGTTCATATTTTCTCATCTTAATGGCATCTTCCGTAAACTCCCGGTTACTGAGCAGAACACCAATATCAAAACAACCTTCAGACGTATTAACGTTTGGTAATAACGTTTCCATTATCGCGTCCTCAACAATGAATTTTGTGATGCGGTGCCTGGTGCCTCCAGGTGACGTTAACCAGTTAACAATTAACGCCGGAATACAGAAGGATGCCCGTTACGCCCCGTAAAAGACCACTTTACGGTTTTAACTGTTCCGCGTGCGCATAGCCGCATTCACCGCATCACAAAATTCACTTTAAAAAGGGTGGCAGAGCAGTCACGGAGTAAAACTGATACCGCCAAACGTCACCAGAAAATTGATAACAGAGGGCGTTGCAGCGGGGTTGTCACTTAAGCGTATGGTCAACCTGACAACCCGGTGTCCTCAACGGGGAAGGAATAACCCCGCCATACTTACCGCCGCGCCATTTCGCGGAGTGCCACAACCGGAAGCGCGCGGTCGACGAAAATTTAATGACGACCTATACAGAGAGACTAACTTCGCCGGGCGCTTTCGTGTTATGCCCTGACTTTTCAGGGATATATCCTTTTCAGTAAACTGTCAGTGCCGGATGCTCACCCGTGTCCGGCGCACGCACTCCACCTGACCCGTGGAGAACTCCTTAATTACCAACCCTCAGGAGGGTGAAATGGATAAAAAGCAAATTGAGGCCCTGCAATCTATTATTGAAAAACAAGATGAAGCTATCAGGATTCTTTTCATATCGCACTGATATGATACTAAATATGCTTTCTGCATTAACGGCTGCGCTTGGTGGTACAAATACAAACGTATACCGCGAAGTTGTTATTCAACAGATAGATAAATTTGAAAAAACCATAGCAGGTATTAATGCTCATCTTGCAGAACAAGAGAAAGACCATGCTCTTATGGCAATTTCTTCAGTAGCTCTCCCGAAAGTTGAGTAGTTTTAATTGTTGTTTTGAAATAATCACTGCTTTCACATTTGAGTGATTTCATGGCAATCCAAATGCGGGCCTCTGTGCCTGCATTTGGTTCCAGTTGCTGTAGACGTTTTGCGTCTTCCAAAAGTAAGGCGATAATGTGTTTCAGCTTCTCATCATTTGCTTGATTCTTGTTTTCAGTCGAATTCTGTCCGCCGAATAGGCGCTTCTCTTCATACAGACCTATAAAGGCACGACGCACGTTACCGGATATAGTATCGATGGTTTCCTTTTCTACAGTACTCAGGTCAAGAGTCGCCAGTTGAGAGCGAACCACATTAGATGCCATTTCCTGGAATGGTACTGGTAAATCTTTAAATTCCATCGTCAACCTCATCAGTCGGAGTTTCTTGCTAACCAGCGATGCGCGCCAGCTTCGGTTTTAAACGTTTTACTTTTGGTATACGTCATCGCGGTAAACGTGCCGTCCTGGTTGGGAAACACGCCGCATACCAGAGATTCGCTGTTGCCAAGATCGATAGTATCCATGTTGACCTCATTTCCCCTTAACGCCGGGGGAGCGGAACAAAAACCTGCTGCGCTGTTATACAAAGTGTTCCCGCCGTCATGTTCATACGCCTCGGGCTGGCTACTTAACCCCTGACCACTGCCGGGTAACTCGAAGTATTGCCCTGCATTCTGTGGGGCGGGGTGGGTTGGTATGAAAAGAAGGATACCCATAGGTATTTAAAAAGTAAATACCTATGGGTAAATTTTTGCGGTGTCTTAACTGGTGACTAGTTGTTTGGTGAGCTATGATGCGTTTTGTGCTTTCTTTTTACGGATTTCTTCGTAGATCATATTGTAATACTGTTTTTTCTCTTCAAGAGTTTTTAATAATTTATCCGCTTCACTTTCTGGCAGTTCGTCTAAGAGATCTAAAAAAATACGTTGTCGTGGCGTTAGAACCCTTGTTTCATAACTGGAGGCTGTGTTCGTTGATGATGAAACGATACCATCCATCCATCCCCGGGGTAACCCAAAGGACTCTTCGATAATCTCCACCATATCATCAGCGATCCGTTTTTTTCCCTTTTTCCCCTCTGGGTACAACATTCTTGATACATAAGAAGGCTCGCGCCCGATCTTTCTGGCCACGTTAACCGCTTTACCATCGCATTTCTCATCACGAATTTTGATGAGTTGCTGTCGTCTAAATTCATATTTGTCCATAGGTAAATAATAGATGCGATTACCGCAAGGTAAACAACCTGTGGGTATTGACTTTTGTTTACCTGCGGGTATTCTTTGCTGTGTTTACTAAGGAGTAGCTATGGAAGAATTAAGAATATTTCTCAATTCTCTTTCGTCAGATGAACAGCGTATGTTTGCATGCGAGTGTGATACCAGCATCGGTTATCTAAGAAAAGCATTGAGTAAAGGTCAAGTGTTAGGGGCATCGTTATGTGTCCTTATTGAGCGAGCCAGTAATGGTGAAGTTACACGTCAGCAACTAAGGCCTTTTGATTGGATGAATATTTGGCCCGAGCTGGAAGATACCAAAACGTTAACACAACCACTTTCTAGGAGCTTGATTCATGAAAATCAAGCATGAACACATCCGCATGGCGATGAATGTCTGGGCGCATCCGGACGGCGAAAAAGTACCGGCTGCGAAAATTACCAAAGCGTATTTCGAGCTGGGAATGACGTTCCCGGAACTGTACGACGACAGCCATCCGGAAGCCCTGGCTCGTAATACCCAGAAAATTTTCCGTTGGCTGGATAAAGACACCCCTGATGCTGTTGAAAAAATTCAGGCTCTGTTACCGGCGATCGAAAAGGCAATGCCGCCTCTGCTGGTGGCCCGTATGCGCAGTCACAGCTCTGAATATTACCGTGAGATCGTCGAACGGAGGGATCGGCTGGTGAAAGATGTGGATGATTTTGTCGCAGCGGCGATCGCCTGGGGCACCCTGACTAACAGTGGTGGTCAGCCTGGTAATGCTGTTGTCGTGCATTGACCAACAATATTCATGCCGGATTTCTTCCGGATGTTCGAGGGTAAAGTTCGGTATCAGATGAGGTGAGTATGGCTAATGCCTGGCTCAGATTGTGGCATGACATGCCAAATGATCCCAAATGGCGAACCATTGCCAGGGTCTCAGGACAGCCAATCGCAACAGTGATGGCGGTGTATATCCACCTTCTGGTGAGTGCGTCACGAAATGTCACGACATGTCACGGCGTGTCACTACGTGGTCACATTGATGTCACGACGGAAGATTTAGCAAGTGCGCTTGATGTGACGGAAGACGTAATTGATTCAATTTTGCATGCAATGCAGGGGCGGGTTCTGGATGGTGACCTTATTTCCGGATGGGAAAAACGTCAGGTGCTGAAAGAGGACAATGGTAACGTTTCGCAAACGGCAAAATCCCCGGCAGAGCGCAAGAGAGCGCAGCGGGAGCGCGAAAAGCTGCGGAAATATGATGCTGATTGTCACGATGAGTCACGACGTGTCACGCATCTGTCACGACAAGTCACGACAGATAAAGATACAGATACAGAATTAAACCCCACACATAACGCGCGCATGCGCGAGAGTGCTCCAACCGGTGAGTCGCATGGTGCGCCGTTGCAGACAGCCGAACCTGAATACCTGGACGGCCTGAGCGAACCGATCGGGAAATTTTCGATGACTACTGTCTGGCAGCCGTCGTCGGATTTTCGACAACGGGCAGCAGTGTGGGGTATGGCTCTGCCTGAGCCGGAATTTACACCTGCTGAGCTTGCCGCATTCCGGGATTACTGGATGGCGGAGGGGAAGGTTTTCACACAGGTTCAGTGGGAGCAGAAATTTGCCCGCCACGTGCAGCACGTCAGGACACAGGTAAAACCAGTCAGCAAGGGGGTAAGCCATGCAGCATCAGGTGGCACGGCATCACGGGCAGTTCAGGAAATCCGGGCAGCACGCGAACAGTGGGAACGAGACAACGGATTTATCAGCAACGGAAATGGCCTGGAAGCTGTGGGAGCTTATGGGGGAGGTGTATTCGAACCGCTGGACTCAGAAGAACGGGGCCGCACCTTCGAAGCTCTGGATTGCCCAGATTGGCACGATGACTGAACAGCAAATCCGGCTGGTCTGCCGTCAGTGCATGGACCGCTGCCGGGCGGGTGAAACGTGGCCCCCAGACCTGGCTGAGTTTGTTGCACTGATTTCGGAGAGTGGGGCAAATCCATTTGGTCTTACGGTGGATGCAGTGATGGAAGAGTACCGGCGCTGGCGCAATGAATCCTGGCGATACGACGGGAGTGATAAATACCCGTGGCCACAGCCTGTGCTGTACCACATCTGCCTCGAAATGCGTACCAGAGGGATTGAGCGCCAGATGACGCAGGGTGAGTTAAAACGACTTGCGGAACGGCAACTGACGAAATGGGCAAAGCATGTTGGTAACGGGATGAGTGTTCCGCCAGTGCGACGACAACTGGAAGGGGCGAAACACCCGCAAGGGCCAACGCCAATTGAACGGCTGAAACAGGAATACGAACGCCGGAAGGCAGCTGGTTTTATTTGAGTCTGAGAAACGATTTTGTCGGAGGAAATTTTAATGGAAACCGTATTTGACGCACTGAAAGCACTGAAAAGAGCCTCTTCACAGGTAGTGGCGGCCCGCCTTGGAATCAGCCGTGAAGATGCGGTCAACGAACTGTGGAAACTGAAGCGCCGCGGTGAAGCGGATAACAAGGGTTCGATGTGGTGGCTGATTCAGGCTGGTGAAAGTGAACCGGTGTCACCGGTACCGAAAGTGACAGCGCAAATGCTGACTGAGGCGATTGAACAACATGGCCCACAAACGGCGGATGAGCTGGCACTGATGTTCGGGATTACCTCCCGCCGGGCGAATTCATCGCTGGCCATGGCAATCAGCAAAGGGCGTCTGATTCGCGTGAATCAGGGTGGTAAATTTCGTTACTGCATACCGGGCGCTGATTTACCGGCAGAGCCGGAAGCTGCATCCGTAGCGGAAACCGATGGTAAAGCCTTTCCTCAGCCAGCAGGTGTTGCGTTACCAGTACAGGAAATGATGGCACAGGAAGAAATGAAAACAGAAATCGTGGAAGACATTGTGAGGTTACAGCCATCGATCACCGAAATGAAAGCAGATGACCTGATTCTACCATCGCTGCATGTGGCTAACCGCGAGCTGCGCCGGGCGAAAAGTGATGTCCAGAAGTGGGAGCGAGTCTGTGCTGCGCTGCGGGAACTGAACAAACACAGGGATATTCTCCGGGATATTACCGCCACCAGAGAGCAGCAGCGGTGAGTGGCTGGAAGAAGTGGCGCTGGGCTGAAATCCTGATACTCCGGCAGTGTGCGGGAACGATGAGAGTCGAAAGCATCGGTTATCTGATTGGTCGTAGTGAGTCAGCCGTCAGGACGAAAGCGCGGGAACTGGGTATCAGCATGATTTTACGGGGTGATTTTCACCCGTCGGCAAAATATTCACAGCGTGATATTGAGCTGGCGCGGCAACTGCATCAGCGTGGCGTACCCCGACGGGAAATTGCCGAAAAGTTTGGGATGAAGTTGGGCGCAGTGAATAACTACGTTTATTTCGACAGGAGGGTTCAGGAGTGAGGGTGAGGATTTATATCGCCGGTCCGATGACGGGATATGAAAATTTCAACCGCGAGGCGTTTCACAGGGCGGAAGATGCGCTGAAACGGGAAGGGCATACCGTTTTAAACCCGGCAGTACTTCCGGACGGGCTGACTCAACCACACTACATGGATATTTGCATGGCAATGCTCCGTTGCGTGGATGCGGTTTACATGCTGAAAGGCTGGCAGCAGTCGGCAGGTGCAAGGGCTGAGCTGGCACTGGCGGAGAAACTGGGCCATGCGGTGATTTTTCAGGAGGTGGGCAGTGAATATTGACCCGGCGATAACGATTGATATGGCCCTGAACACCGGCCTGGCACTTCTTGGTTATTTCTACATCATGTTCTGCAGCGGACGATGGCTGTCACTGTTGTTCATGAAAAAATGGAATAAACGCCGTAAGCAGGAGCAACGCCAGAAGGCAATGGATGCATTTTCGAAGCCTTCGGAATTGACGGCATGGAACCAGGGGATCCAGCTCGCGCAATCAGCAGAGGGGGTGTAGTAATCCTTGTATATCGGAGTGAAGAGAAAAATGACGATCACAAAACAACGAGTAGAAAAAATCATATATCGCCATGAAATGGGACTGAACAGCGATGTCACTGCCGAAGAGGTTTATGACCTGGCTGTACTGGCGCTGAATTTATCAAATATCGCAAACCTGAAGCGATACGAGCTTGATATGGATGGTTGCGACTCGTGCGGTCAGGATTGTGGCGCAGATATGACTGAAGATCCTGATGGTGATTATGTCCTGTTTGATGACGTGGTTAAGTTGTTTGAATTTGATACAACCACTCAAAAGTTAGAAATCCCGGCAAAGGAGGCAGCCAGTGAGCAAGATTGACTATCAGGCACTGCGTGAAAAGGCAGAGAAAGCAACTAAAGGAAGCTACATCGTAGGGCATACATCTGTTAACCAGCACGGCAATTTAACAGGAGTTTTTGTTTGCCAAAAATGGAAAGGAGAACCCGGTGGCGTGATTGCGGAATGTCATATTAACTGCCTGATTGAAACAGATGCTCAGGCTTATGCAAACGCTGAATTCATAGCAGAGGCTAACCCGGCTACCGTGCTGGCACTGCTGGATGAACGGGAAAGAAACCTGCAATACATCAAAAGCCGCGATCAGGAGAACGAGGATATTGCGCTAACGGTAGGGAAGCTGCGCGTTGAGCTTGAAGCAGAAAAACAGCGGGCAAAAGTTCTATTTATGGAAAATGCTCGGCTTAAGTCAGGCATAGCCG